GTTTGAATACCTTGTTCGGCTTAGAATATGATAGTTACCCACCAGAGTATGCTGCAGTATTTGAAAGCAACACATCTCAAAAAGCATTTGAAGAAGATGTATTGTTGACAGGTTTTGGAGCGGCTCCAACTAAAGACGAAGGTGCAAGCGTAAGTTACGATAGTGCATCACAACAGTGGACTGCTAGATATCAGCATGAAACTATTGCTTTAGCTTTCTCAGTTACTGAAGAAGCTGAAGAAGATGGTCTTTATGGGTCAATCGCATCTCGTTATACTAAAGCACTAGCTAGGTCTATGGCTTCTACTAAAGAAATCAAAGCGGCTAATGTTTTAAATAACGCAACTTCAACAAATGGTGGAGATGGTACTACACTTTTAAGTACAACTCACCCAACTCAAAATGGTAACCAAAGTAACACTTTAGCTACTGCGGCTGATTTATCAGAGACATCTTTAGAGAGTATCTTGATAAACATTGCAGATATGAAGGATGACAGAGGATTAAGAATTGCTGCACAAGGCACAATGCTTATTATCCCAACTGCTTATACTTTCGTAGCTGAAAGATTACTTGAGAGCCAGTTAAGAACAGGAACTGCTGATAACGATCTCAACGCTATCAAGTCTGGTGGATACTTACCACAAGGCTATCATGTGATGAGAAGATTAACAGACAGTGATGCATTCTTTGTTAAGACTGATGTTCCTGATGGACTTAAGATGTTCCAAAGAAGCCCAATGAAGAAGGGCATGGAAGGCGACTTCGAGACTGGAAACATTCGTTATAAAGTGAGAGAAAGATATTCTTTTGGTTTCACTGACTGGCGTGGTGTTTTTGGTACAGAAGGTGCAGCATAAGAACCTCGCACTTGGAGAGGGGCTAGTCTCCTCTCCTTTTACTATTAACCTTGACTGCGAAAGCAGACACTAGCCAAGACAAGGAGAATACACATGGCTAATACAACATTTACAGGTCCAGTTATATCTAACAATGGATTTCAAGTTGCTCCAGTAGAACTTGCTGATGGTGACATTACAATTACTAAATTAACACATGGTGGAAGAATTAACTTTGTTCCAAATGGTGGTCAAGACAACACATACACACTTCCAGCACCAGAAGCTGGGGTATCTTACAGATTTGTGTATGGTGGAGCTGCTGCCGATGCAACAGACGCTATATTCATAACACCTGGCAATGCAAACTTTTATATTGGTGGTGTAACTTTCTTAGATACTGACAATGAAATTAGTGCAGTATTTGCAGATGGAAACTCTAACAGTAGCTTGCAAATAAATGTGCCAGCAGGATTTGATGTAACATTTATAGGCGTTGATAGCACAAATTATAGAGTTATGGGTTCTGTTACTTCTGCGACTGCCCCAGTGTTTGCTGACCAATAATTAGGGGGTATAAATGGCTGATATAACAACCACTACTACTATTGAACAGAATACTAAAGAAGCTATTATTTCTTTTCAATATCAGTATGTAGATACTGGAAACGAATCAGCAGTCCTTAAAATAGACGTCTCATCCCTAACACCAAACGCCAATGGCGAAGCGTGTACTGGGGTGAGAATTTTAGAGTGCTGGTGGGTGCTACATGGCTTAACAGTAGAAGTCTTAGCAGACGGTGTTATTGATATTATTATGTTGCATCTTGCAGAAGACCAACAAGGATATCAAAACTTTGAAAAATTTGGTGGGTTACCTTCTACAAAGTCTTTTGGCACTAGCCCAACTGGTGATATAAAATTTACTACTACTGGTGCTGGGGCAGTAGGAGACTCTTACCAAGTGGTTCTTAGAGTGTCTAAAGATTATTAAGGAGAATAAATATGGCTCAAGTATCTTCAATTAGTAGGGTTGGAACTACTGAGCCATTTTATCTTCAAGTAGCTCGTAACCAAATATCATTTCACAAATCTAATTTTAAATTTGGTTTTAATCCTGATGTAGATGATTCTTTGGAGACAGTATGGGCACAAGGTGGATTATATTCCTATCTAGCTTCTGCTTCAGTACTTAAAGTCTCTAGCTCATCAACTGCAGATACTTCAGCAGGAACTGGTGCTCGAACTGTAGAACTTTTTGGCTTAGACACAAACTATGATGAAATAAACGAAACAGTTACTTTAAATGGTCAGACTGCAGTAAATACAACTAAAGAGTATCTAAGAATAAATAGAATGGTTGTTAGGTCTGCGGGAACTGGTACTCAGAATGCTGGTGTTATATATGCAGGAACAGGAACAGTCACGACTGGTGTGCCTGCAAACAAGTACGCTACTATAGCTATAGGCGACAATCAGACTGTAATGGCGTTATGGACAGTTCCAAGAGGATATACTGCATACCTATTACAGACAGATATAACTGTAGCCACTACACAAAATAATAAATATTGTACTGTTCACTTGGTATCAAGACCAGATGGTGAAGTATTTCAAATTAAAGATAAATTTGTAAAGTCAGAAAGCTCAGTACATCAAGCATACACTATACCCTTAAAGTTTGAGGAGAAAACAGATATTGAAGTTAGAGCCATAGGCGATAGTGCAGGAGCAGACATAGCTATATCTGCTGGTTTAGATATTATATATATACAAAATGATGGAGCTTAAGTATGGCAACAAGTGGTACAGTTGCATTTAGACCAGATGTAGAAGAAATAATTACTGAGGCTTTTGAGCGTTGTGGTATTGATGTGCAGACAAGAACTGGTGATCACGCTATATCTGCAAGAAGAAGCATTAACTTATTGTTTTCTGAGTTTGCTAATAGAGGCATAAACTATTGGACTTTATCACAAAACACCTTGCCTTTAGTTAATGGTACTACGAGTTATACACTTCCAGTGGGAACTATAGATATATTAGACGCAGTTATAAGAGATAGCTCAAGTAACACAGATCAAATTATTAATAGAATTACAATACAAGATTATAATCAATTGCCAAACAAAGATACTGCAGGAAAACCAAGTCAGTATATGATAGATAGGCAATATACGCCAGTAGTTTATTTTTGGTCAGTACCTAATACATCTACATATTCTTTAGTTTATTGGGCTATGAACCAATTAGAGGATGTTACTTTATCTAATCAAGATGCAGATGTGCCATATAGATGGAGTGACACTATATGTGCTGGGTTAGCTTCTAAATTGGCTATGAAATATGCACCAGAGAAATTTCAGTTATTAAACGAGATGTATGAAAGGTCTTTTAACTTTGCGGCATCAAGTGATAATGATGGCGTAAGCTTGAGGGTTCAGCCAACTGCGTTGAATATGACATAATGGCGAAATTAGCTAGTGGCAAAAAATCTGTAGCGATAAGCGATAGAAGTGGTTTTAAGATTAAATATACTGATCTTAAGACAACTTGGGATGGCTTGCGTGTTGAGCCTAGCGAATGGGAACCGAAACACCCACAATTAACTCCAGCCAAAAATGTTGTAGATGCTACTGCATTATTCCAACCACGACCAGATAATGATCCTGAAAATGTATCTATATTTTATGGCTATAGTACACAAAATATATTTGCTTCAAGAGTAGAACGCTCACAAAAGGGTGTAGGTATTGTAGGAGTTGGTTCTGTAGGCTTCTTAGATACAATTAGGGCTGACATGAAAGTAGATGCCACTGGTGTGTCTGGAACTGGAGCAATAGGCGATGCGATAGTTTCTGACAACGAAGATGTAGTTGTAACTGGTGTATCATCTACTGGTGCTATTGGCACAGAAACATTTGACACTGGGGCAGAGCCTACAAGTGCAATAGGAACTGGTGCTTTTAACGAAGAAGGTGGAATAACATTTACAGCACAAAATGGTGCACAACTTTCCACAACACAACTAAAATTTGGAACTACAAGCTTATTCCTTGATGGCGTTGATGATAGTGTTGTTTCTGACGAGACCTATAATTTTGGCTCAAATGTATTTACTGTAGATATGTGGGTACGCCCAACTAGTGGAACGCAAGACGAAGTATTCTACGATAGCAGAGACTCAACATCAAATAATGCAATAGCTCTACGCCAAGCGGGTGACAATTTATTAGTCTTAAGAGGCAATGGAACGCTATTTAATATAAATAGTGTATTTTCTGCTGACACATGGGTTCATATAGCTATCACAAGAGGCGATCCATTTGGCAACACTTTTTCAGTTTATGTAAATGGAACAAAAGAAGGTTCTACAACATTTGGTTTAACAGCAACCGCAGCAGACATACATATTGGCTCTGATTTTAATGGAGCGAATAATTGGGCAGGATACATAGACGAACTAAGAATTTCAGACATTGACAGATACTCAGGCACATCTTTTGTAGCACCATCAACAGCTTATAATCCTGATGGAAACACAGTTGCATTATTACATTTCGATGGGGTGGATGGCTCAACATCAATAGTAAATAGTACTGGAACTTCTGTATTTGAAACAGACACATTGCCATCTGGAGTTGCAGGAACTGGTGCAATTGGAACTATAACATTATTTATTACAGTCGATGCTAACGTCACTGGCGTAAATGGCACTGGTGCAATTGGTGCAGAAACACCAGAATCAGAGATTAATGAAACTGGTGTCGCTGGTACTGGAGCTACAGAAGCATTTGGTGTAAGTGGTAATGGAAACATTCTGTTACAAGTAACTGGTGTAAGTGGTATAGGAGCAACTGGTGCAGTTGGTGAAGAAGTAGGGGTTTCAGAGGCAATAGAGACTGGCATAGCTGGAACAGGAGCAATAGGCACATCAAGTATAACCTTTGATTATTCATCATGGGGAGACGCTACTTGGGGTGATGGAACTTGGGGTGAATAAATGAATTATACAGAATTAGTAGCAGACATACAAAACTTTATGGAAGATGATAGTACAGAATTTCAAAATTCTATACCTGACATTATAACGCAAGCAGAGGCAATGATATTTGCTAGATTACCTAGTTTACCTTGTTACAGACAAAAGCAAAGTGCTAACCTTGTAATTGGTACTGCAGAATATGCAGTAGCTAACGCTAGAATGATTAGGCAAGTGTCAGTGACTAAAGCAGATAGTGATGTAATATATCTAAAACATAGATTAGACTCATACCTAAGAGACTATGTTCCCAATGCCACTACACAAGGCACACCATTTATGTATGCGACAAAAGATGCTGACACAAATGGTATAACAATATTACTGGGCCCAGTACCTTCAGCAACACTTGCTTATGAGGTGGATTTCGTGGGTCTAGAAACAGGATTATCTGTTTCCAATGCTAATAATTGGATAGGAGATAATGCAGAGCAAGTTTTATTATCAGCTTGCCTATATGAAAGTTCCTCTTTTCTAAAGGCACCCGATAGTGTAAACTTGTATAAAGCTCAGTTTGATGAAGCAATAGCTTTGTTTCAACAAGAGATGCAACGTAATTATAGAGCAGAATACGAAGGAGGTATTTAACAAATGGCAATTACACAAGCAATGTGTACAAGTTTTAAGGCAGATGTTTTAAATAAAGAACAGGATCTCGAAGCTGATACACTTAAAATAGCACTTTACACAAGTTCTGCAACATTAGGAGCAGCAACTACTGCGTATTCTACAACAAATGAAATATCAGGAACTGGATACTCAGCAGGAGGTGTTACACTAACATCAACAACAGTAGCGACCACTGGCACAACTGCATACTTTGATGCGGCTGACCCAGAATGGACAAGTGCAAGTTTTACTGCTAGAGGTGCTTTAATATACAATAGCACTAACGCAGATAAAGCTATAGCAGTTCTGGACTTTGGTGGAGACTTTACAGTTTCAAGTGGTACATTTAGGATTGTATTTCCAGCAGCAGGGGCTTCAGCAATTATAAGGATAGACTAAAATGGCAAGTACATACGTTAATGATCTTAGACTTAATGAAATGGCTACTGGCGATGCCAGTGGTACATGGGGAACAATAACTAACACTAACTTAGAGCTTATAGGTGAGGCTTTAGGTTATGCAACACAAGATTGTTTTGCCTCAGACGCTGACGCCACAACTACAGTCGCAGATGGTGCTACAGACCCAGCTAGAGCGATGTACTTTAAAGTTACATCGTCAGCAACTTTAACTGCAACAAGAACATTAACAATTGCACCTAATACAGTATCAAGGCTTCAGTTTATAGAAAACGCTACAACAGGCAGCCAGTCCATAAATATATCTCAAGGTAGTGGGGCAAATGTAACTATAGGAAGTGGTGAGACTAAGGCAGTATATCTTGATGGTGCTGGCAGTGGAGCAGCAGTAATTGATGCTTTTGCCACATTTCATTCAGGTAACTTCAAAGTAACAGGAAACCTAACAGTAGATGGTGGCACAATCAAGCTAGATGGTAATTATCC